TTCGAATTCTCCTTAAAAACAAGGAAGAGAAAAGTAGTTTCCCGAGGTAAAAGAAATGTTAGCAGTTAGTTTAGTATTCGGTTCATTTCTAACCGTATTGTTTCTTGTAGTGGGAGTAATGGCAGGTTGGGTGGCAAGAGAATACATGATGAATTATCGGGAAGTACCAAGACCTCACCCCGAGATGTTTGACAATCAGGGTAACCTGATACCAGATGAGGTGATCGCATTTAACTTTGAAAACTATCATGACTACGAGACAAACGACGAAGAAGACATCGACGAGTAAGGCAAAACCTGCTGCCAAAACAACCAAACCAAAGGCAGCACCAAAACCAATTCCCGACCTTCCTACCAATCCTTTCGTATATGAAATTCTGAATGTAGTTTCTTCAGAAAGGACAAAGGCAAGGAAGGTCGAGGCATTGCGTAAGTTCAATGATCCTGCCACTAAGGTTGTATTGATCTGGAACTTTGATGAGAGTGTAGTTAGTCTGCTCCCTCCTGGTGATGTTCCTTATGCTGGAACTGATGAGCAGAATTCTTTCAGTGGTACTCTGTCAGAGAAAGTAAATGATGCTGTCTCCAAGATGAACGAGTTGGGATCTAACTCTCTTGGTGCACAGGATCAAGGTAAGTCTTCTATTCGTAAAGAGTTCAAGCGTTTTTACAACTTTGTTAAAGGTGGTAACGATGGGTTGAGCTCTCTTCGTAGAGAGACTATGTTTATTAACATTCTCCAAGGTCTTCATCCACTTGAAGCAGAAATTCTGATCCTTACCAAGGACAAGCGACTTGGAGAAAAGTACAAAATTACGAAAGAAATTGTTGCGGAAGCTTTCCCTGATATTCAATGGGGTAATCGTTCGTAATATATAATACCAATTGGAGTGTTTATAATGGCAAGAAACACGGCAAGGGTGTCTGAAGAGGCACCTGTAAAGGAAGACCTCATGTATAACTGGACACCTGCAGAAAAGGAAAACTCTAGAAAGAAATATGGATGTGAAATCCTAGTTGAAAATGGAACTTGGGAGCAGGTGTGTACTAAGGATGCCCCTAATGATGCAAGGATTGTAACCTATGAAGTTGATGGTATTACATGTTTTGACTTGACCAGAAGTCAAAAGGCAGTCAATGTTTTTGATATGTATTGGGATAAGTTTCGTGAAGGACTTAAAGGTATAAAGTACGGAGAGGGTAGGCACAACCCAAAGACCTGGGGTTATCAAGCACCCAAAACCAAAAAGCGGAAGTGATTTCCCTGAGCGGGGGAAAAATTCCCGGCAAAATTTTTGCTCTGTAAGGTTTTGTATCACATTTTACAAAACTCCCTTGCTAAATATCGTTATTGGGGTTATAATACCCTTACGTTCATCCGAGAGATCGGACGCAAGTAAGTCGCGGAACGGAGCGTTCATCCTATGTTATCAACATTAGCAGTACTTTTCATGCACATCCCTTCGGATCTGCTTTTAAAGTGTGAAGACTATCACTGGTTAAAGGAAGGAATTGAGTCTTCTACTCTATTCACTCCTACTCAAAAGTTTGAAATCATCCTTAAGTGGATGGAGCACACTGAACCCAGTTGTTTTGATAACAAGGACGCAAACGACTGAAGGAACGGGAGACTTAAAACTCACCCTAGTATTTCAGGTACGACAAATGAACACACTCACTCTGATTAAGAAGCAGATCGAGAAAGCATCAGCACTGCACGACGCACAAATTGCTATGACATCCTATCGTGGTGTTAAGTATGAGTGCCAGCAAGGTGTTGATGAAATTCACGGAACATTCTGCTATCGCGGTCACACTTACAATAAGTAAAACCATGCAAGCACTTCAAGTAGCTGGGTTCGGAACCCTTTTTAGCGTTGCTTTTATTTGCTTGTTATACGGAGAAATACTTCTTCTAACGAGGAAGTAAAATGGAAAGCTATCGATATCACTACGATGATATGGATAGAGATAACAGACCACCATCATGTTATCAACTCAAATATCGGGGATGTAACTACTGGTCATGTTACCGAATCCATCTGCGAGAATGGTTTGAAAACTTGTTAATTTCAGAGGGTTCTTGACGAACCCTCTTTTTTTAAAAA